GGCGAAGCCGCGTCTGTAAAGCCATTATAACCCCAACTTACACCGTTAACCTGTTGAGCGGTTTGTGAGCCAAGAGTGGTAATATCCCACGGGGTAGTCATGGTTCCCATATATAAATCACCGCTGCTTGGAAAAATCCAATGAAGGCCATTGCTACTTATGTCAAAGGTGTACGACGTTGTTGCTAATGCCCCGTTGCATTTTATGTACTTTTCATTCCAAGTTGCCGTGCTCAGATCATACGCGGTGGACAGATTCCATTGATTGACCACAACGTCACCAGAAAAAGTAGTATCGGTGCGTCTCGGCCAAGTTTGAGAAGTACTGTTTTCGTCGAGCATATACAATTTACTACCACTGTCCCCGAACCTAAATTCTTTACTACTAAATCCACTAGCTGTGTGAGGAATGGTGCTGCGTATAAAGGGGTCAGCGAAATACCAAACATTAGAACCACCATCGTGAGAAATTGTTTTAAAATCATATCCGGTAGACATGTCGGTTCTTATCATTCTGGTGCTAAGACTATCACACCCGTAAAATAGTTTTGTACCATCGTCGGTCATAAACAAGCCTTCCTCCGCATCGCCGCCTCCGGGCAAAGCTTGTCCATTATAGGTTTGCGTAGGTGTACTTGGAATAGTGCTAAGGTCCCAGTTTGTCGTTAAATCAAAACGATAAAGGTACTGTCTCTGTCTGATGATCAGAATGGACCCGTCTGACTTAAAGTGAAGACCCGCCGCCTTACTATCATTGACTAAAGATAAGGTTTTGGATGCATCGGGAGTTGTCGTGCTTCCGATTGTGCTTATATCCCAAGCGGTGCTTAGGTCCCACTGAAAAACATACTCTGTGTTAGAGTTATAACTTAAGGCATATGTGTAAAGCTTCAAACCGTCTGGCTTGAAAAACATTCTAGTTTGAAAGGTTGAGGAACCTATTGTAAAGGTCCCAAACGTAAATGTTTTATCAGGTGTCGCATTAGCTGTAGTAATGTCATATGCGGTAGAACAACTATACCTTTTTAGCGTAGAAGAGGTAGTTCCATCAGTTAAACGGTAAAAATAATTTCCATTGTCCCCCCATGCAATATCGCCACTATCAATATCGGAATCAACGGTCAAGGTTGTAGTATCGAATGTGGCACTAGCTGTACTCAAATCGTAGGCCGTAGTGAGAGAGTATTGTCTAACTACTCCACCGAGGACAACTTGTATCTTTGTGCCCGCAGGGTTCATTGTGAAAGAATCCCAACTCGAAGTATCACTAGGCGCAAACACATTGTCGGGTTTGAAGTCTGTTTTGCTAGTTATGTCATAAGCCGTAGACAAGCTGAAAGTAAAAATACATTTTAATGTTTGGTCGCAGATAAAACATTTTGTTCCATCAGAATTAAACTGAAATGACGAAATCCCCGAAGAGGTTGTATTAAGCGATCTACTAAACTCGCCAGTTATGTAATTCGGCGAGTTTGCTGCTACGCCATAATTGGTATACGGCGAAAATTCATATATTCTTCCATCGTCCTTGGTTATTTTGTAAAATTCACTGCCGTCGGCATTCCACTCAAACCCAATATTATTATAATATAAGTTACTTTGTTCACGACTAGATTTCATATAACCTATTCCGCCGGTGTCCGCGGTTCCGGGGTCCCCTGCGGTGGTTACTGGCACAGTATAAAACCCATACGGCAAAACCATTAAGTCGTCATTAGTAGTCCCTTTATTATAACTATTACCAACAGCAAAAGTTACTTCTGTTTGATCATCGTTAAAAGTAAAACTGTACGCATTATCAAAAGCCGACAACCTATAAGAACCCAAATCATCTACGTGGTCTGCCACTTTAGCATTGAAAACATATGGGGTGGCCATGTGTGTCGTATAAGCATTACCTACAGACACTACCGTTAACGTTTTTCCGTCTAAACTGATATTGACACTTTGAGCGTTGTTAACATAGTCCTGTGTAAAGAAATTCGTCACACTAAAATAAGATGCCGTCGAAAGATCATAAGCCGTTGTAAGATTGTATCTTAAAACTCTTACAATGTCGTCACCATTATAATTATTGTCAAAATTAAATTTATAAAACTCTGTTCCATCCGCATTGAAAATAAGGTCCATGGTCTGCATAGTAGTGTCTAATGGAACAGAATTACCTGTCGGGTCTGGATATAATGTTTTGCTTGCAAATTCTGGCTGATAGGAGGTGAGACTAGTTGTGGGTCCACCGTCAACGAAAACTGAGGAAACACCGTGATTTAAATGAAAAATACGCGTCTTATTGCTACTACTGACGACCATAAAGTAGTCATCACCAAGGTTATCTGGACCAATTGCACCTACAACAGGCTGCAAATTCGATACGTCTAACGTATTCCAATCAAGTGTCGTTAAGTCATACGCCGTCGTAAGCTCCACCGAAGAAAACGGCTTATTAGCGTCATGAATAAAAAAGACCGAACCGTCTGAAGAAAAGTTTGAATCCCTTATGCTCGCAAAACCATTTCCAGATATACTAGTGATGTCCGTACCGGCAGTAACGCCCGAAGATAGATCATATGCGGTAGTTAAATTGAAAACTTTTATTGCAGTTCCGGTGTCTAAAACGCAGTAATATTTTGTACCATCGCCGTTAAAATTACCTGTAAAGGTGTACCCTACTGTAGAAGGATCACAGACAGACGTGATAATTGTTTCAGTATAAGAGGAGCTTAAATCCCAACCCGTTGTGAACTCTACTTGATACAATCTATCGTTGTTATCAACAAAATGAAAAGTTGTACCATCCGAAGTTACTCTTAAAGGACCTAAACTAACTCCGGTGTAGGTATCATTAATCTTCTGCGTTTGAGTTCGAGTGGCCGTAGACATTATATACGGCTCGTCTAAGGAAAATTTCCATAAATACCAATCTGTGTTGTCACCTGTCAGCAAAATAGCAATAGTGCCGTCTGAATTAAAAACTAAACCTCTATTGAAATAGTCCCCTATGGCTTCATACGCCCACTGATTAGTATAGCCATCGCCCGGCACCGGCTTTGCAGTATCGAATGTCCAAGACGTTCCCTTTTGCTCACGCCCCATTACAACTTTACGAGATAAGCTCATTAGCTAAACTCCTGACCCCCGATAAACCCATACCAGTTTGTTCCACCGTCTGTGGTGTAAAACGTGAAAATATCCACATTACCAGAACCCGTACTCAAAGTAGGTGCCGTTCCACCTGCCCAACTAATCGATGCGGGCCAAGCGAACGTTCTTGCCGTGGTGTCTTGTACTATTTTCAAAGTAAAGGCATAGCCCGTCCCCGTTGCAGGCGGATTACTGATGGTAAGCGTGGTGACGTTTTCAGTCAGCGTGGTTTGAAACACGTTTGCTGATTCACAATCCACGGTCAGCGTACCGGATGACGAAGAAATAGCGGAATAAGTTTCGTTATACGACTTTGCCTTAAACTCTTCGCTTACTAAAACATCGCCATTCGCGTCCGCAGTTACAGTCTTGCTTGCTTCAGACGTGCCCAAAGTAGTTATGTCGTTATAGTTTAACTCAGCGGCTGTCGCCGTAACCCCCATCTGGGTTAAGTCAATCTGTAGAATAGTTGTCAAGTCTTTTACTTCGGCACCGGAACCCGCTCCGTCACAATAAACAATGGCAGAATCGCCATTTGCTACCGTAACATTACCGCCCGTACCTTGAGTTAAAACAACATTTTGACCACTATTGTTGTAAACAAAATAAAGATGTGACGCGCTATTGGGGGCTATGGTTACCGTGTTTTCTCCAGAGGGTGACCCGGCAAAGACTAAAACCCGATACTGTCCGTCAGATAATGCGCCATCACTTGTTGTAAGGGTGTGTGTTGTTCCACTTAAGGTAATTGTGCCGACACCGTTTACGAGTCGATCCAACATCTGCAAGTTTGTGTTTGTTGTATCCCCCCATGTGCCAGACTGTTCACCAGTAGCAATGAGTTCGATACCTGATGTGGTATAAGTACTAGCCATGTTATTTCCTTATGCTGCCTCTATTTCTGTCCAAATAGCTTCAGAGAGGGGTTCTTCGTCAGTATAGCTTGTTCCGACGCTTGGAGCAACTTCTGTATAAGTTGCGGAAGAAAGGTCACTCAATTCGCTGTAGCTTGCGGACTGACCTACACTTATTTCAGAATAGACCGCGGAACTTACTGGACTTACCGTGCTGTAACTTGTCAACGGAGACGGGTCTATTGAAGAATAAGATGCGCCTTGTGCCGGCACAATGGCCGCGAAAGAAGTGCCGGGACTTGGACTTAACGAGGCATAAACCGCTAATTGATCCGGGGATATACCTGTATACGAAGGTATTACTCCCGGCAGGATGCCGGAGTAGTCAGAATCAGGGTCTGGAGAGATGTTAATCCAGAATGGTAAGTCTACGCTGCCGACGAAACCTGTCGCCGCGACACCAATCAAGGTTACGTTAACACCAGTGCCAATAGTGACGCTACCAACACCACCTGTAGCAGAAACACCATTTACGTTAACTATGATGCCTTCGCGTACAGAAACACTGCCAACTTCGGCGGTTGCTTCTACGCCTGTTACGGATTCGTTTACCCCTGTGGAAACGGAAACACCATTTACATCCGCACCAACGCCTATGCCCGTAACAGAGACGTTTGCATTTGCGGCGATTAAAACAGTTCCGACGGCACCTGTCGCGGCAATACCCGTGACGTCAATCTCGGCTGTACCACTTGTCGTGACACCGTTTACTGCGCTCGTGCCCTCGGAACCCGTTGCATCCACGTTTGCCGCAGCCGCAACCGTTACAGTACCTACATTGGTTGTTGCACTTATACCCGTAGTAGGGACATTCGCCTGCGCCTCAACGGTAACGGAGCCTACTGCGCCAGTTTGCTCAACACCCGTGACGTCAACCTCGGCGGTGCCCACGACACTAGTAGAGCCAACACTTGCCGTAGCGGAAACGCCCGTAAGTGAAACAATGGCGTTTGCAGAAATGTTTACAGAGCCAACACTTCCCGAAATAGCGTCGAGTGCCGGAGACGAAGACCACGCGAAGTCGCCCCATGCGTTTTGACCCCATCCCGCAGGAGGCACTTGAATATAAACATTAGATATTGTGGTAACGGATACATCATTGGTGCTGCCAATAAGGGCAGACGTCGGAGGCGTAGATTGACCCCAACCTACTTCTCCCCAACCGTCAAAACCAAAGCCACTGAAAGTAACGGTTACGCCCGTGCCTTCGGACACGGTAAGGCTACCAACATTACCTACAGACGCGACACCCGTAGGGTTTATGTTTGCATCCGCTATGTTAGAAACATTACCAACACCGCCTGTGGCGGAAACACCCGTAACGTTGACGCGTTCGACTAAACCACCAACCTCACCTGTGGCGGAAACACCCGTAACGTTGACTACAACGTTACCACCTTCGGCTATACCAGTATCTGCGAGAGGAGCACCTGCGAGAGGTGTAAAACCAAGCATTATACTCCTCCTTAGTTTTTAAGACTCAACAACCCAATATAACAAAACTTGCCCCACAGCGGAAGTTGAAGAGGATACAACGATATAACGAAAGCTTATTGTCGGTATCCCCGTGTAAGTCATTTCTTCAGTACGCAAAAAGCTGTTGTTTCCGCCAGTAAAGCTGCCACTTGCTTCATAGTAAACATAATAAACATTTGTACCGTCAGACGCACCTGTACCACTACTTGGAGTTCCATTAGCATCTGAAACCCACACAGAATTTGTTGAAGCGGTGACAACTTGTCGGAATGGAAAAGAGTCCAAGTTATTTATTTTATTCGTGTAAGCTAATTCTCTTTCCGCCTGAGTATCTGTATCTACATTATCAAATCCCGCATCATGATTATGCGTTTCGAATGCTGCATTTAACGCAGAGGCCGTATTAGAAGGGTCTGTGTAACTAGAGTTAAACGAAAAAGTGTTCATCTGAAAGTCTGAATACCAATTTGTAACATCTCTTATCAACCACACCCAACGACCCGTGCTGCCCCCAGAAGGGGCACCAGAGGCGGTAACTGTACCTGAAGAAATCCAAGAGGATTGAGCAACATTTGCAGGATGTGACCAGTTGGCAGTGTAAAAAGTTGTGCTTATTAGTGGAATAGGCGCAGTGCCTTTTTTTATTCTCATAAGTTGAGAATTTAAAGTTAGCAAACCGCCTTTGTTTGTGTCGCCGGCTTGCGAAATAGACGGCTCCACAAGGGTTGTTGAAGCCGGGCCTTGAATACCTCTGAAATAGGACTCTTCTTTAAACATCAATCAAGGTCCTCATATACAACGTGCAGAGTCAGACCCACTCCCGAAGAGGTGGCAGTCATCTTAGCACCGGATTCTTGCATGAAATACAACCCGTTCAGTAGTGGTGTTGCATCTTCAGGTTTTACTGTACCGCTCCACAAATCTTGTGGTCCAACAGACCATGATATTGTGTAATCTAGCTCTGTTGAATCCGTCTCGTTTGAAACCACAATAGTCGTGACCTTGGCACTTGCCGCGTCAGTGTCAAACACTACAGTTTCTGAAGTCGTTAAATTAAAGTCCATACTTTGAGACATCAGGTCATTACCTCATATGAGCATACGGCATCAATTACACTGGCAGAACTAGCAAATAAGCGCAGAGATTTACCCTCTGTTATATAAACAGGGGCATCTTTCGAAATAACCTGTATGGAGCTTTCTGGAGGCAAATCTAAGTTTCTTGTTATGTAATGACCGCCGGAAAAAATATATACGTTAAAGCTATGTGTTGCTGTGCTTTGATTTGCAACATACAAAGAAACTATTTTAATAATGCCGTTTGAAGGCGCAGTACACATAATTGTAGCACTCGTGCCCACCGTTGTAGTTGTTAATTCGCCGGTTATGCTAGTGATTTCTAGTAAATTTGGATTAGCCATAAATTACCCCAACATGTTTGCGTAAGCCACGGCTACCGCCTTTTGAACAATGTCCTTCGACGATGCTGTTAAAAACACAACTGCACTTCCACTCAAATTAATTGCGGAACCACTATTAGAACTTTCATCAACACTGCGAGTTAGTGTTGTTCCAGAAGCAGTGTAAACACCCTCTCCAATTTCCCAATTATTACCATCTTCGATAGTGTATCTTACAGAATCGCCGTCGCTAACGCCGCCCCCTGAAAAAGATTGATAACCTGTTTCCGCAGTGCCCAAAGTAATCGTGCCAGTACCCGTTGTACTAGTCGCAACTTTTACTCTGTTGGCCAACGTAACCTTTATGCAATCCTTATGATTGCATCCGTTGCATCCGCCGTCGGGAAGATAATTTGAAAGTCTCCAGAAGACGAAGATTTATCTGAGCCAAAGTCTAAGACTACAACAGATGGGTCGCCCGCAGCCGTGTCGTTGTAAATCAACGCTCCACGAGCCGTAATGGTTGCACTTGAAAAGGTCAAATCGGCAAAGTCCGTAAAGGCTGTCGTGCCACTTGACGTTGGTGTTACATTTGTAAGTGTTCCGCCGCCCGCGGTATAACCTGTTCCGGAGACTTCGTTTGTGGCTGTGTACGCTGTCGTTGCTGCCGTAAAGGACGCATTGTTGTCGTACAGAGCCAATTTGAACGTGTCTCCAGTGCTGTTTGTAAAGTTATGTGTGCCCGTCAAAAGCTCTGATTTGAACGAAGTACACATAAAGTTTCCGGTAAAAGCCATTTAAAGTCTCCTTATAAGCTCCGCTAGATCAGGGTGTCCGGCGTCTTTTAAAGCATTATACACAGTTGTCCGGTCACTGCGAATAGCCTGTCTCATATAAAAAGCAACAAGCTTTTCTATGTGTTTTGAAAACGCACGAGCTTGATCCCGCAACCCCGGATGTGCGTCATCCGATACCGATATAATTTTTTGCACACACTGCTCTGCAAGCTCGTCAGCAGTAAACCCTCGGTTATCCGTGGTCTTTACATCGATAATCTTTTCGTTTTGCGGAACATTTAGGTCAAACTTAAACATCACTGTTTCTGCCTTATAATTTGACCTGTTCTGTACTGATCAGTGGTTTCTTTTGCCTCACCCAACATTTTCAAGCCGACTAAGGCTTCTTGGAAACGTTGAGTATAAAATTGCATCATATCCTGCTCACCCTTCATGAACAGATACGCCTCAGTCAAACAACCATACAACAAAGCTAATTCCGCATTTGTACTTAACCACGTACTTCCGCTATCAGCTCCCGCAGTAATACTCGCAGGGCGATAAAGATAATGTAGCTCGGCAGTAAACGCAGAATCAGGCGTAGGAGACAAAATAAAATTGTCTACGTCAAATTGAGCGTAGTAACGGGGAGAGCCTTCCGTGGTAGAATCGGGCGTTACCGTTTGTATGAAGCTGACGTCTTTAAACTCCAAGAAAAACTTATCGCCGTCTGTACCTGCAAAACTTAAAGACATCGGAGCTAAAAAGTCCACAGGACACGCTAAGTACTTATTACTCGCCGTAGACGAGGCGGTAGCATTTTTCTGAAACAAACTAAGCTGCACACCTTTTAAAATGCGCTCTTCCGCAATTCTTATGAATAACGGTATATTAGCAACAAAGGTGCTTTCGTCGTTTTCCGTGTAATCCTGTATCGCTTGTTTTAATTCACCGTAATTCATTTAAAACTCCACTATACCGCCGTTACCGAACACAAACTGCCACCACCGCGCAATCCGCCAGTGTTTGCGGTATCTGTCAAAGTAATAGAGTACTTTTCCGTATCTATAACTGTAATCACGTAGCCGGCACTTTGATTTATTTGGGTTTTAGTTAAGCCATCAAAACCAACGGCGTTTTCAAAACGCACCCGATCACCAGTTTCACGGCCATGCCCCTTTTCGATCACCTGCGTGACACCACTACCGCTATTCCCCGATATAAAGGGGTTATTGGTCAGCAAAACCTCCGACGCAGGCTCTGTTCTATCCGGCCGCGCATCCAACAAGGCTTGTGCGTCAATAACTTTACGAAACGGCCCAAGTTGAGGCTGTTTTGGTTCGTACTCATCTCGTCCGACTAATGCACCATTCCACTCTTTACGCATGTCTTTGTACCGATACCGGAAACCGGATCGGTCTGAGATTGCATATGAGTTTTTACCGGTAGCAAACTTTGACATCAGTTCGTCCTAAAATACTCGTATTGAGGCACTACGTTAAACGAAGCTCGGTCCCGATCTTCAGCCATAGCGCGTTCAAATTCTTCTTCATACACAGCTTTCAAAAGCTGTATGCGCTGAGGTGCACGTTTCATCGCAATGTAATACGCCAAACCGGCCGCTAGACAGGGGTAGAAACGAAATGGCATATCAAGCGTATTGGTTTGAGTGTCCGCATCGTCCATACGAGTGAGCGCATCATAAACTACAACATCCGTGCTGTTTTCTGGTGCGGGCCAAAGTTTTAAATTAGGCGTTACCTGACGATCCAAGAAAAATTGAGACGGACGACCCTTTGTCGTTTTATTTGGAATCGACAAATACGAATCCCGGCTTACCCGATCCAATGCATAATCTGTACCACTACGGCGAACAACCACGGATAAAACATCGATTACGTCGGTCCCCAAAGCGTATTCACGATCTGCCTCAGTCATAGTAATTGTACGCTGCTTTATGGTCCACTGATTCAAGCCACGATTTGCCCATTCTGCAAGCATAAGATTCATAGAACGCTTTGCAGTCTTTAAGTCATACCCCGTGCGAACTTCTAAGCCGCAACGCTCAAAAGCCTCTTCGATGTATTCGGCTACATCAAGCTCAAAATCTTTACTTCCAGAAGTTGTCATAGCTTACTTCTTTTTCTTAACAGCACCACCAGAACGCATCTTTTTCAACATGCCCCCGCCGCGCATTTTCTTCACCATTCCGCCACCGCGAAGCTTTTTCACAGGCCCGCCGCGCATTTTCTTTTTAGGTTTCATCGCCATCGATCAGTCTCCTATAAAGTTTTTCTCTTTGAGCAAAAATAGATTCT